CAGGCGTAAGGCGGCTATTTCTTTGCGCCGGCGTGCCTGCACTTCAATAAGGGCTATTTCGCGATCTTCAAGTGCCTGGCTGGCTTTTTCAAGCTCGGTAGCCGCGCGTGCTTCATTGCGTATTTCCTGCCCAACCCCTTTAATGGATCCTTTCAGGGCATCCCATCCTTCTTTAAACCGGCCGGTAACTATTTTAAAGAGGCCCTCGCCAAAGGCGGAAAGGCGGTCGATCAGCACATTGAATACGGCTTTTAGGCCGGCCAATACCTGCTTAACCTTATCGGCCCCGCGCTGTGTTTTTGTAAAGTAGCTAACCAGCGACCCGAGGGCCACCAACAGGGCCCCGATGCCGGTTGATATAAGTGCGGTTTTGAGCACTTTAAGAGCACGCGTAAATATGCCGGCGCCGGATCCGGCCGACCGGAAACCGGCCACCATACTTTTAATAGATTTTTGTATTGAGCTAAACCCCTGTTTTATTTCGCCGGTATTAATACCAAAGGCACGGCCAAAATGTTCAATGGCGCTTGATGATTCTTTGGAGAACTGTTTCATTAGTTCTTTTCCACTGTCGACCTCCTTTTTAAAGGGTTTGAGATCGCCCGTAAAGCGTACCTTCAAATTTGTGGTGTCATTTGCCATTTTCAAACGCCTTTTTCATTGCCCTTTCTAAAAATTCAAGTTGCTTTTGCGCTTTTTCTTCAGATACAAATATTTTTTCTTTCTCATTATCCCATGCAAACTTCCAAAGCTGTTCGGGGGTTACCCTGTCTGACGGCTTAAGCTGTATGTTCACCAGCTCGGTAACATGCCTACGCAACAAATTGGCATAATACATTTTATCGATTTTGGCGTTATGGTAATGCGCCTGCATGGCTGCAAACAAATGGCCCAAACGTGTACGCCCTGCTATGGTTGGTGTGTAATGTAACACGCCCATGGCAAACCCCCATAAATTATTTATTTTGAACGCCGAAAAATCGAGTTCATGTTCTTCCTGGTTTTCAACATCTCTATTTCCGGGGTTTTTTTTTGCCCCCCGCCCTGTGCCTGATAAATTTCAAACAGCCGGGCAATGTTTTGCATGTTGAACATTGCGCCAAAATCGAGTTCGGACAGATTGAACTCACGCCCATCGCAACGTTCGCCCTCGTGAATTGCCACATACGCCAGGGTACGTATCATACGCACCGTTACCTTGTTATTCATGGCCAGTTCAGAAAACTGGCCAAAATCAATACCGGCAATTTCTTCAAACCTGGCCATGGCATTAAGGTTGAACTCAACCCTATACTTATGCCCATTAATAGTTATGTAATGCTTATCCATTATGAAACAGTTGTAAAGGTGATGGTGCCATAGGTACGCATGGTGAACGTAAGCTGGCCAACATCTTTTGCGTTGGTATTTTCAGAAAAATCGGAAATAATGGCGTTGCCGGTAACAATATGATCGCCTGATTCTTCTTCGCCGTAAATAAAGGCAAAAGGGGTACCGTTGTAAGCTGCCTGGCGCAGATCGGTATAATCGAGGTGGGTGGTATCTTCACCCGCTTCCTTTTTATGCAATTTAGCCGTAACGGTAAATTCAATGTTACTGTCAACCACCTCGAGTGTTTTCTCGCCATTGTCGTCTTTAATAAGGCTTTCCTCAATTTCGGGAGTGATTTTGAAACTGTCGTCGGTTGCGCCGGCAATGTATTTTTCGTCAAGCTGCAACCTAATGTTGTAACCACGTACTTTTGTGCTCATTGTTATAGTTTTTAAGAGTTAGACGTATCAATAGTGTATGTTAACTGATTTATGTGCAGGTTTGCATTTTCATCGTAATCGGGATCTTCATATTCGAAAAAAACTTCTTCAATTTTTGTGTTGTTAATTGTTTGGCCTTTCATGCAATAAATTTCGGTTTTCACCAAATTGGTTTTTTCATACATTTGGCTAAGCGTTGATGCGACAATAATTATGCGCACCTCGCATGTATAACCGGTTATGCCCTGCTTTGTGTACAATGGCGTTGGATTAACGGTATGCACCGCAAAAGGCACGGCCGTATTTTCAGGCGCCATGCGTGCATAACTGGTAATTACCGCACTTAGGGTTGATTGTAATGCCTGGGTTATCATGCTTTGCGTGCGTATTTTTTTATTACTTTTTCAATGCCTTTATTGAGATGATCTAATGCCTGGCTTTGTGCCTGATCAATAATTTTATTGATGGTTTTGTTGAAAAACCTGCGCGGCCTTATGCCCCCCGATACGCCGCGGCTTATTGCTTTGCGCGTGTTGGCAAAGGTGTGTAGGGGATCGCGCCTTGCATAGGTGCCGTAATTGAGCCAGTAAACAATGTACCATGCATCGATGCCTTTGCCATAACGATTTGTGTATTTTCGCGTGCGTGCCGAAAATCCTACCGTTACCGACGGTACCTGCTTATTACGGCCTGCTTTGATTTTAATTATTTGTTTGAATTGCGATATGTTTGCCGGCAAGCTCAAAGCCAGTGCACGTTTAACAGGTTTTGCAGCTTCTTTGAATGCGTTTATTGTTGCTTCGCCCTGTAATTTGAGCGGCAATTGGGTGAATAATTGCTGCAGGCTTTCAACCCCTATTATTTCAACCGTAAATTGTTTGCTTTCAGCCATTATTCATATAATTTTACGGATAATTTGAGCATTTGCCTGCGAAATTGTTTGCTTTCAGCCATTATTCATATAATTTTACGGATAATTTGAGCATTTGCCTGCGCTCAATTTCTTCAACGCCAACTATGGCGTAATACTTTTGATCATCGAGATCGTGCACGCGCATAGTGCTATTTACCGACGGGCGATAGTGTGTGAAATAGTGGTACATTTGTACCATGTTGATACGATTTGCAGCTATTTGTTCGTCGGCACGCAACATTTTACGGCTTGCCCGCATGCGGTATTTCACGTTCCAGGTAACTTCGTTGTTAAGATCGCCATAGGTATCGGTTACCCGTACAGGTCGGTACATATCGCCAATTCTCATTATGCAAATCGTGTTAATCGAATTTTGTCAATAATATTGTTGTAGGTTTGCGGAACTTCATACACATTGCCAGATGTTACCTCTTGCCTGTTGGCATAGAGGTGGGCCAGTTTTAGTTTTATGGCTGCTTTAAAAAGGCATGGTATATCAACCGGGGTGTTATATCCGGCAGTAAATTTAACACGCACAGCGTTGTACACATTTTCAATGTTTGGCCAGTTTGTATTTTTGGCCGGGCGAATGCGCGGTGGGTTTGCATACATATCGGTAATGTACAACGATTGGTTCCATGGGGTGTATTCGGAAGCATTAGCAGCAATGTATTCTACCGATGTAATTTCGGTAACCGGGGTTTTTGTTACCAATATTTCGGTATTGGGCCAGGTATTGAGATAACCATACCAAGAGCTTTTAACCAGGCATTTACCGGTATCGTGCTCAAATTGCTCGCTTGCCATTTTAATGAGTGAGATAATGAGCTCATCGTCGGGGTGTGTATCATCATCATCGGCAATGATGTTAAGGTGTTGCCTTGCCTCGTATAATGATACCGGATACCAGGTTTCAGATGTGATAAGGTTATATTTCATTATGGTAACTGTTTAAGCAGAAGGCAGGAACAGCCATGAAGACCTGCCTTCTGCCCGGCTAAAAATCAGCCTTGTTCAAGGTACTTTTTAATTGCTGCAGCGGTTGCCTTGCCAATGCCTGTAAGCTGGGTAAGATCGGCAATGCTTTTCAGCTCGGCCATAGTTAACCCGAGATTTACCAGCACATTGCGTGCCGGGATATCGGCAGGAAGGTCGCTATCATCGCCGGCTTCATCATTCTTATACGGTTCAGCATAACCTGTATGAATGAGCATATCGGCCTGTTTTTCTTCAAACTCGGCCGTTTGGCCGGCAAAATAAGCCATTGTTTTCATTACCAATATAGTTTTGAAGTTACCAAAGAGATCCACCCCCGGCATTAAGCCGGGGGAGGATATTATTTAATTAAGCGGTAAGAGCGTCCTGCATTGCGGCGAATGATACGGCACGCCTGAGCACAATGTCCCAAAAAGTATTGGCAACAATTTCAACTTTTCCGGCCTTTGCACTTGTATAAGGATCGATGGTTATGTCCATGCCTCCCCACTGTGCAATGATAAGATCCTGGAAATTACCGAAGATAATTGCCGAGCATACCTCGGAAGATGTACCTTTGGTAAGGTTGCTGGGCACGCTGGTACTTACACCTGCGGTATAACCATTCAGCATATTTCCATTCATTGGCCATACAAAAATACCATTGCCGTTTGCCGTTTCGGTTGTCTTCAATTTCCCGCGCACTTTAGGATTAGTAAGGTATGCAAGAGTACCAATATCGGCATTATCGACAGACACTTCTTGCTCTAACTGCACTATATGTGCCCAGGTGGGAGCAGCACCATTATCGCCACCTACGACGGCACCGATGCCACTTGTGCCAAGCAAACCGGTAGGATCATCACCACCTGCTCCGTTAATTGCAGCACGCTGTACATAGATGCCAATTGTTTCGAGCATCATGTTAATTACATCGCGCTCAAGGGTTGGCGATGTTTGTAACAGTTGCTGTTTTGAAATGGGGACAACGGCTCCCAGGCGGTGCGGGGTAATTGACGATTTTGTAAAGCTGGGAGCACCATCGGTTAACGAATCGGTTTCGGCATCCCATGCGGCGGTAATAGCGCCGGCGGTGGGCAGGTTAATGTTGCCATTAAGGTCGGTCCAAAACGTTGTGCCCAGGCCGGCGAGCACCATTTTATCGAGCAGCGTGGTGATAAGTGGTGTTACTTCGGTTGGTATCATTACACCACCTTCGCTTCCGGCAGATCCACCAGTGGCAGTGATTGCCCTTCGTTCAGCTTTAGGTATATAACCACGCTCGCCGTGCATAAGCAGGCGCGGAACAACAAGGCCAACCGGTTCAATATCGAGATTACGCAGTTCGTTAACACCTTCCTGATGCATTTCAGCTTCAATTCCATCGAGCTTGCCGGCCATATGCATACGCATTGCGCGTAGCAGGGAATATTTGCTAAGATCGCGCCGATCTTTATCGGTAATTTGTTTCTTGCCCTGCACGCCGGCCATATGCTGCACCATGCGTTCGTGTTTTTCGGCTGCTACAATTTCGTTGCTGAGGGTTTCAAGCTTATTGAGGTACTCATCACGCTTCTGAATTTCTTCAGGTGTAAAATCGCGCTTTTCTTTTTCAATTGCTTTCAGCAATTCGTCGTACTCGCCCCACAGGGTTGCCCTTTCTTCTTTGAGCTCCTTGCTTGAGCGGATAATTGCCGGGGCGGCAGCGGCCAGCATAATGCCGGTAGCCAGTTCGATCCCCG